GGCGCTCTCGTTGCGCTGCCTCGTCGCGGTGCTGGGTGGCTGCCTCGTGTACGGCGTGCGGCGTGAACGTGTCGTCAGGAGCCTCGTAGCGGTCATGGAACGACCATTCATCGTTGACGCATGCGTACACGTCAGCCACTACCCAGGCTGCGTTGTAGCGCGTCTCACGGGCCAGCCGTGTGGCGTCGTAGCGGTAGTACTTGATGATGACCTGGTAGTCATCGATGACGACTGCCGTCACCTTCGAGTGATACGGGAGCTTGAAGGGGATACCCATGTGCATCTTCGCGGCCATCTTCAGATGAAACTCGGTGATCTTATCATCTGCGATGTGGTGGCCACGCTCGACGGTGACCAGGGGGTTCTTGGCCATGTCAGATCAGCTCCACACCGACGATACCGGCGATGTCGCGATACATCTGCTCGGCCCAGTCGATCATCTGCTGGGCCTGGTAGGCGCCCTGCTGGTTGCCAGCTGCGACTGCCTCGTGGCGGTAGTCCGGCACCGACTCCATGATGTACTCGAGCGCGTTGAGCAGCATGGTCATGTCCGACAGGTTCCAGCTGGTGTGGTACACAGTGCGCGCCATGTGACTGCCTCCGGCAACCTGGACGGGCACTGCCAGGTACTTCATCATGGCCTCGTGAACGGCATCAATGCCTTCATCCGAGCCAAAAGTCTTGGTGATCATCTCGTCCTCCTGGACGGTAGGTGTTACAACGGCCTCGTCAGGTACATGATGACTGCGCGCGCCACAGGGCTACCAAGGATAGCCAGGGCGACGAGCGTGCGAGCTGCGTACCAGCAGATCTGATACAGCACGCCTAGCGGCAAGATGGTGATCGGCTCCATCAGTGCCCTTGCCTCCCGTCAGGTCCCCAAGGACCCCACTGCTGCGCTGCACTCGTCGGGCCGAGATCGAAGTCGCTATCCGACTCCTCGGCCTGCTCGAGGGGTGCGTTGGCGACTGACGCGAGGTTGCACATCTCGATGTGCATCCGCACCTTCTCCGAACGCAGGGCTGCGTCCATCAGCAAGGACTGCACTGCGTCGCCGATCTCCTCGCCGTTCTCGTCGAGCTCCTGCGGCGACTTGTAGCCAGCGTGATAGAGGAACTCGACACACAGACCTGATGCTTCATCGATCCGACTCTTTTCCAGCTCGGTGAGCCTCGTCCACTGGGACGGCAACTTCGGTAACTTCACCCCAACCCCTCCGTATCTCGTTATCGGCGGCCAGGTCATACGTCTGGCCCACATGCCCATTCTACGCCGCACTGGGTGGGGAGAACTAGCAATTGATAGCACACACTTCACTGTCGGTAATCAGCCGAACAAAGGTATATGGTCGTTGCCCTCGGCAACAATACTGGTTGCCCTAGGCAACATTCTCTGGCTCGCTTGGAATCCTCTGCGAAAGTAGTTCACCAAGATCACCCAGAGTGTCGTGAGTTTGGTACAATGGATGTAGTCGGGATGGCCCCGACTGACGCACTAGGAAGGTGTAGACCATGACTAAACGAGGTGGACTAGCGTCCGGACTATGGATTCACCCTGATGACCCCTGGGGAAAGGTGCATCACCTATCTGGGTATGCCTACGTGCCTATGCGACTGAATGACGACGAGCTCGGTTGGGGATTCCAATCGACACCTATCCGCACACCTCGCCGATGCGAACACGGGTACACCTGTTGTATCGAGTGCGTTGATTCGTGGGCGCTGGACTATGAGGTCAATTGGGGCGCGACGGCTGGCGGTAGAAGGTTGCGCCAGGCAATCATCGATCGATACGCCACGGACCCCAACGCGCCCGATGTGCGAGGCGTGCCTAGGCCGTGACGGCACGCGGCTAGCTAGCACCAGGCGTGATGCGCCCGGACCCCGGTAGGTGGGTCCGGGCGCATCGTCGTAGGTGGGCCTGACTGGGCCGTAATGGGGCCTAGAACGCGCGTTCAGGCGGTCCGGGTAGGTGGGTGTGGGTACGGGGGTTCAGGCCGTCAGAACGGCACACACGGCGTGTGGCGCGCGGGCCGTGGTCGGCGCGGGCCGGTAGCGGGCTAGGACTCGCTACGCGCGGGCCGTAGACGGGCCGTAGGCGGGCGCTGGGCGCGTGATGCGGTGTCGGGTGTAGGTGGCATCTAGCGGGCCGTTAGAACGGCACACACGGACGCGCCACGAGGTATGTAACACAGGCGGTGTCACATGGCGTGTCGGCACGGGATTGTCGACTGTATACAGCTGATCGTCGGCGGCATGCCGGATACTGTATACAGCAGGTAGCAAAACAAACCACCGACCAGGTTGCCCTGATCGGTGGTTTGTTTCCTACGGGGTCACGCGGCCAGGCGGAACCCCTTGACCTTGCTGGCGTTCTCGGTCGACTCGATGCCGTCCATCTCGCGACCGTGCGCCGCGCCGATGGCACCGACCGAGGGGGCCTCGTCCGGGCCGTACGCGTCCGACCGGTGGTTGTGGATCTGCGCGCAGGTCAGGATGGTGCCCTCGGGTGCGGCCTCCAACGCGGAACGGATGTGCGCCTCGACGGACCGCTGCGGGCCGGTACGCCGGTTGCCGGACTTGACCGTGGCCAGCTTCGTGGCCAGCGCGTCACGGGCCTCCGTCTCCTGGTCATCCAGGCCACCGTTGACCCGTTCCACGAGTGCGGCGTACGCGTCGGCACCGTGCGCCTCCTTGAACGCGTTCAGGGCGATCTCGCGCGCCGACTCCAACGCGGCCAGGTGGATGACGTACGCGTCGGCGGGGTCAACCTCGACCGTGGGCCGTGACGTGACCAGCACCGCGTTGACGTCACGAACCAGGGCCAGCTTGCCCATGTCCAGGTCGTTCAACGCGTCGGACTGGAACTTGGCCCAGGCGGCCCGCATGGCGGCCTTGGTACCCTTGTCCGCGTTGCGGTACGCCGCGCCGACCGACTCGACGTAGGCGGCCTGGTCCGTGTCGGCCGACCAGTCCGGGATGACGTACGCGGGGGCCTGGGTGGTCGGCGCGGCCTTGTCGGTGCCCGTGTTGGTGTCCGTGGCCTGGACGGGCGCGGGGGTCGGCGCGGGCGCGTCGGCGGTCTGGGCGGTCTTGCGGGTGCGGCGGGTGTTGGTGTTCGTGGTCATGATTCTCGGCCTCCTAGCCGGGTAGTGCGGCGGGCACGGTGCCCGCCTAGATCCAGAATGGGTGATGGGTAGGTGCGTGTCAATAGGTGGGCGGGTAACGATCTCGGCGAGTCCGGGATCGTTACCCGACTATGGGTGACTACGGGGTCACTCGGTGCCAGTCGTAGGTGCGCCCGTTCCACACGGGTAGGCACGAGTCCTCGGTGGGGCACTCGGCGGAACGGACGTAGGCGGGGGTCGGCGGGGTGTCGAGGCGGTCCGTGAGGCGTGTAGCCGTGTAGGCCGACGCCATGACCGATACGACGATCACGCTGGCCACCAAGGCGGCCCATGCGGACGCGCGGCCCATGATGCGGAAGGCGGCCCGAAGGTGTGTGCGCCGTACGTGGCGACGGTACGCGCGGGCCGAACGCGCCTCGGCCTCGGCGGTACGCGGGTAGGTGGGCCGGATACGGGTGATACCTGACTGGTCCGTGATGCATACGCGTCCGTTGCGTGTGACGGTGCGTACGTTCGTGTAGGTGGGTGTGCGCATGGTGTCTAGCCTCCCAGGCCGTGTGTAGCGGTGTGTGTGCCCGTGTGCGGGCCGTTCAGGTGTGTGTAGGTAGGTGGGTGTGGGTGGGCACCTACGAGGCGTGTAGGCGGCATAGGTGCCCGTGTAGCGCGTGCTAGCGGATGGCGTAGTGCGCGTCGAGTGTGTCGGCCCATGCGGTGTAGTGCGCGCGGGACGGTTCGTAGGTGCCGAGCTCCATCTCGCGCACCAACGATGCGTACGCCGCGCCGACCGTGGGGAACGCGACACCCACCCACATGGCCCATGTGCGGCGGAACTCGTCCACCATGGCCGCTACGTCGTCGCGTAGCACGGTGCGGTAGGTGTCCCGCTCGAACGGCACGCGCGTGACTACGCGGGTGTAGGTGTCGGGCGCTACGGGGCCGTAGGTGCCCGCGTAGCGTGCGTTGGCGCTACCGGTGAACGTGTGCCCGTTGGCGTCACGGTGCGCGCCCGCGTGACCGATAGGTGCGATGCATGCGCCGTACGCGCCGTGATCGTGTAGGCACGTGGCGACCATGGGCCACGATGCCGACGACACGCGGTCATAGGTGCCCTCGGCAACTTCCTGCCAATAGGTGCCCTCGGCAACTACGTAGGTGGTGGTGCGACCGGACTCGTCGGTGTACCACATGTGGTTGACGTCCGCGCGGGTGACCGTGCCATCCGCGTAGGTGCGCGTGGTGACCGTGCCATCGGTGGTAACGGTGTAGTCGGTGCCGTGTCGGGATGTGCCCGTGTAGGTGCGACCGGGGATCATGCCGACCCACGGCGCGGGGTCTACTGCGCCCATGGCGCGCGCTACGTGGGCGCGTACGGGCCGACCGAACACGGACACGTAGGTGTCGGTGTCGGCGGGGTCCGTGGCGTCTACGGGCGCGCTAGGTGTCGCTACGAACGGCACACCGAACGCGGATACGGCGTCGGTGTCATCGGCGGTAGGTGCGTCGTTGGTGTCGGTGGCAACGTGCACGATGTAGTCACTACGCGGTGTGGTCCATGACCCGTTGTCCGTGATGATGCGAACAATGGTCCAACCGTCATCGTCGGTGTCGGCATCGATGGTGTCGTGTTCCACGGTGCCCGCGATGGTGCGGGTGATCGTGCGCCCGGTGCCGTCACCCGTGTGCATGTGCAACGTGACGTAGGTGCCGGGCGCAACGGTGTCTAGCAACACGCCGTGTTCCCCGCACGCGATGCACACGGGTGCGTCGGTGCCGGTAGGTGCGTAGGTGTCGGTGTCGGCACCGTGTACGTCTAGGTAGGACATGCCCGTTTCGGGGTCGGTGTCCGCGTCGGTGGTGTCACGGTCGAACCACGGCGTAGCGTCGGTTGCCGGAACCGTAGGTGCGCCGTAGGTGTTCGTGCCGGTAGACGCGTAGCCCATGCCATCGGCGGTACCCACGTAGCTACGCGCGGGGTCAACGGTGGTGATGGGCACGCCGTAGCGGGTAGCTAGCACGGTGGGTTCGTCGGTGTAGGTGTGGTCGGTGTGCGGGGGGGTGGGCATGTAGGTGCCGAACACATCCGCACCGGACGACAACGGTGCACACCACACGGCGTAGCCATCGGTGTAGGTGTCGGACCCCACGTAGTAGCCCCATCCCGTAGGTGCGGTGTCGCGGTGCGCGTCGAACCACCGGGTAGCGCCCGCATGGGTGCGGTAGCCACTACGGATGATGTGTGCGGTCATGTCGGTGTGGTCGGTGTGTGCGTGGGTGCGGATGGTGTTCGTCATGGTGTGCCCCTAGGTGTGATCGGTGGGTGGTAGGTGGTGCATGAACAACGTACGTGTAGGCGCATCGTAGGTGTAGGGGTAGGTGTGGGTTTCGGGATCTTGTTACCATACTGCAATGTACGCACCGTGATAAGGCGTCACAAGGTGTAGTCGTGTGATGTGTGCGTGTAGGTGTGGCATGAGTGGTGGTTGCTAAGGGCAACAAAGCGCCGAACGAGTGCATGACTTCGTTGCCAAAGGCCCCTATTGAGTCATCGTTGCCTCGTGCAACCTTTGCCATGGGCAACAATACACCTTTGTTGACCTCGGCAACGATTACGTTGCCATCGGCAACTGATGCCAAAGGCAACCGATAACGTACATTATCGGTCGGCATATCGATGCCTGACGCAACGAGTTTTGTTGCCAACGGCAAACACCTTTGATGCCCTCGGCAACTAAACCGATTGCCCTTGGCAACAAAGAAAATTCCGACCCCCCATCGCGTGGCGCGCCTCTGGACGCTTTTCGTACCTGACAAATTTTTTGGGTACCTAAGGATGATAGTACTATCATTAAGAGCCCTACAAGCTACGCCCTCTGCACCCATGAAGCCGACCATGGACAAGACGAGGACACCTGACACCCTACAGAGTATATATACTATATATATACTTTAATTACTGTATAATATACACGAGCTATTCACGGGCGGTCCACCTGTAGCGTTTGCCCACGTCACGGGCCATCTTTGGGGTTTGCGCGGGTTTTGCGACCCCCACTCCGGTAGACGCCTGGATGACACTACAGGCGTTGCTGCCATGTTTGTACCAAGTCTCCGTCTGTTTCGTTGTACCAGCAGTCTTCTCCTTCTCCTCCCTTTTGTGTCTATATAAGGACCCCGTATTAATTAATTCCCCGACGATCGCCAAAGATGCCCCGTGACGTGGGAAAACACACCAGGGGATTAGTTTTTGGGCCACTGGCGTTAATCCCATGGATGGAATTAATCCGAGTGACCTGTCTGGTGATAGTACTATCCATTACCACCCCCTACTCGACAAGTTTTGTACCAAGTCTAGCCCATTCTAGACCGTTTTGAATAAACACGAGCGGTATACTCACCAAAATTATCAGAAATCCGGATTAATTGCCCTTATGTGACAAGTCTAGCGTGGAACTAGCTACTTCGGCCACGTTCTAGCGCCGTTTTAGACTGAAAGTAGGCACGAAAAAGCGCCCACTCAGCACCTGTTTTGCAGGTCTGAGGGGCGCGATTTCGGCGCTAGCTAGGCCAGCTTTGTCACCGTCTGGTCCAATACCCGCACTGGCCGGTCGACGAGAACGTCTGGTTTTTGGACCCCGTACCGAGGATGATCGACGGAGTTTGGTTCTTTCTGGAGTACTTTTGGCGCCAGATCAGGGTGCCGTTGATGTTCTTCATCGAGTACGTGCAGCCCGGCGAGGCGCTCTTCGCGTACCAGATTCCGTAGTAGGCGGGGGTGACTTTGCGATTGCCTGAGCCCATGGACTCGGCCGACCCGACATCGTCAGGACAGCCAGTCAGGGCCACAGTTGAGGCGGCGACAGCGAGTACAGCTAGTACTTTTCGTGCAGAATTCACAGTGATGCAACCTTGTCAGCGAAGTGGACATGACCGATGATCTCGTTGGGAAGAATGCGGGACTCGGCTTCGGTGATGAGCTCGTCTAGAACCTCGTATCGTGCGTTGGCGGACTTGGCTTGCTGGCTGCGGACGGCCAGCCGGTGAGCGCGGCGGCACAGCAGGCCACGACAGCCTTGCATGTACCCCGCGCGCCGCCCATGCTGGCCGGAGAACTGAGGCTGGGCTACCTCGGCCATGAAGTGGGCGATGAGCTTGGTGATCAGCTCGGTCCGCGTGCCGTCTAGCACCGCGCCGAGGTCGCGCACTGGGCAGGGAGTGCCCGCGACATCGGCAACGTGCATCTTCAGCTGAGCGTCCCAGTAGACCGGGCCGTGCTCCATGTACTCCAGGCACTGCTTCGTGAGATTGGTCGCTTCTTCGCCGACCGGGTAGGGGTTAACCATGCTGGACACTCCTGAGACGGACGGGGGGACGACCAGCCTTACCGGTCTGAACCTTGACTTCCTCGATGAATCCAGCCTTGATGAGCTCATTGATGGCCTCGTTGACCTGCTTGGTTCCGATGTTCTTGGTCTTCATCGCGTCATACAGCATCGAGCGGTTCGGGCCGAGTCCGTTGCCGAATTCAGCCTCCTTGCGCTTGATGTAGTTCAGCACACGATCGATGAACTCCTGCTGCTGCGACTTGCCGATCTGAGCGCCGACGAGCCTGAGATTCGCGAGGATGTAGGGGTGGAGCTTCTCGATGAACGCTACGTCGAGCTCGCTGACTTCGGTCGCGCGGCGGTTGATTGCGTGACACAGCATGAGCTTCTTGTAGTGGATCTCGAGGCGGGCGATCATGTCATCGTCGGACCGCTTGATCATCAGATCGACCGGAGCGAAGAACTCCTTGAACGCCTGGCGACCCTCGGGGGTTACCTCGAGGATGACCGGGGCGTCTGTGGGGTTCTTCCTCTGCGAGGCAATCGCGATCCCGCTGAGCGTATTGAGTGCCTGCTGCAGATTGATCGCCACTCCACCGAAGTAGTCGTCGCGCTGCTTGGTCGGCCCGCATACATACAGCCAGCGGTTGAGGTAGCCCGACGCCTGATCCTGGCTGTCGAGGAGCTTGCGGAGCGCCCTCGGCTGGCTGGAAGTGCTGAACGTGGCGAACGCATCGCGGGCAGCCTTGCGTCCGTGCGTCTGAGAGGAGTTGGTGATGATGTGACGCCCGTCGATGAAGTCCATGATCTTGGTCTTCAGCGTAGACCCTTGGATGGATGACTTCGCCAGGATGGTCGACAGCTCCGAGAACTCGACGTAACCCTTGATTGGCCTGGGTGCGGCTACACCCTTGAGGGTTCCCTCGAACTCTCCGATCAGCGCTTCGCCGGACGCTACCTCGCCGACGTAGCGAGCTCCCTCAACCATCACGCCGATGTCATTCTCAGGCATCGCGTAGCCGATGGCCTTTGCGATGTAGTTCTGTGCGGTCGACTTACCCGAGCCCGTCTTGCCGAGGTAGCAGATCGGCAAGTTCGCCATGACCGGTCGGTCGCCACCCATCAACACATCCCTGCCCGCCGCCAGGCCAAGCAGGAGAAGCCCGCTAAACAGGTGATACTCCTCCGGACTGTAGTCGTGGCTCGTTGCGTCGCACCACTGATACAGGAAGGTGTCCTGGTAGTCCTTCAGAGCTTCCCGCCACGGAAAACTTGGAATGTTTGCGTCTGAGTCAAGTTCCGGGTCGTAGGCGTCGACTTCCGGATCGATGGAGATAACCTCCGCGAGAGGCTCATCAGGCTCCGGAGGTATGCCCGTTGCAAGCGGAACAAAGCCGAGCTGTGTGGGCGGCGGCACAAGATGCAGTGCTGGGGGTGTGGCCCCATCCTCCACCGGCTGCACGCCTGGAGAATCAGGCGCAACTGGCTGTACCGCACTGGGTCGCGGCGCGGGTTGCAAAACCGGAGGGGGTGGAACAGGTGTAGATACAACGACCGGCGGTACGAGGTCATACCCGCCTCCTACTTTCTCGTTGAACGAATAGCCCAGATCTTCGCCCATGGCGCGCCTGAGCTTGTGGAACATGGCACCCTCTTTATATCCGGGCACCGGGAATCCGTGGTGGTATGCAGCGATGTCGTAACCATCGCCGCCCTCCTGGCAGCCTCCGCAGAACCAAGTATTCTTCTCGGTATTCAGCCAGGCGGAAGGGTTAGCGTCCTTATGACTGGGCTTCGGACAGGACACCATGATCGACTCGGTGCGGCCGGACGAAACCTTTGGCTTCATCTTTCCGCACCACTTCGCGTACGCCTCGAGGATGCCGATTCCGTCGAGGATCCTGTCCAGCTCGATGTCCTCGTCTGTGCGCGTGTGAGACGAGTCTGAGTCAGTGTCCGGAATGAGTGCAGGGTCAAACTGAGGTGTAGGCGGCGACGCCGGAGCTACAGCTTCTTGTTCAGCTGCGCGCTTGGCGTTCGCCGCCGCCTGAAGCTGACGAGCCCTCTCCAGAAGCGAGAGAGGCTGGTCAGTCACGGAATGGGTCTCCCATCTCAAGAACCCGAGCCTGGTCGGCGTGAGGCCGAAGGTCGACAGGACGTCCCCCCATGTCGAGGAAGAAGGTCGGGTCTGTGGTCTTACGATTGCGGCCTAGCGGTAGACGCATGAGATTCCCCAGATCTTTCCCGTCGAGCGTGTCCTGCTTAGGGAACACCTCGATCTGGAAGTTCTTGTAGCCTGTAGTTGGCTCTTCGCTGACGTGCCTGTAGAAGTTGTCTCCGCGACTCGGCGTGAATTCCCCGGTCGCCTGTAGTGCGATCTTTGCTACCTCTCTGACCTCGGCGGCGGGCATCTCGCCAGTGAAGCCGTAGACATGGATGCCCTTGCCGCCGGTGTAAGCCACGGCGCAGGGCAGCTGAAGGTCTCGCGTGATGACCTTGGCAAGCTTCGAGCCAAGCATCTTCATCTGGTACTTATACCAATCCCGCGACGGATGACGCCGATCGCGCCACTCCTCGCGGGGATTACCCTTGTAGATCTGGAAGTTCTCGCCATGCTGGAACGAGATCCAGGTGCCTTCCTTCTCGAGATCGATATCGAAGGCGAACAACTTGCAAGTGCCCTCAGGGCTCAGCATGTAGTGGCCATAGGTCTTGTCTCCGGACAGGTGATCACGGAGGTGGGTCATCTTGAAACCCACTGGACCGTAGGGGGCGAGGCGATTCGTGCCTTTTTCTGCATCGATCTCTGCAAGGCGAGTGTCTGGGCAGTAGCTGCCGTCGTCGAACTGGATCGCCTTGACATCTCGCCGAACGATGAATTTCTTGGCGAGCTGAACAGCGAGATCTTCTGCCATCTGTACTCCTGGGAAGAGGCGACCGATATTACATACAGCTGTTACAGTGGAAACATTAGCCGCACGGGCGTCTACGGTCAATCATAGGTGTTATCCTATGCTTGACTATCGGCGAGCTGGCTCGCTACTCTGTGTGCACCTCCTTGTATCTGCGATCGGGCGACGGCAGATGAGGGCAGTAGGCGACGACCTGGCACCTGGTCTGGGAAGAACCGGTGTCGGGTCGTCGTTGCTTCTCCACGCGCGCCCGCGTCGTGTACCGTAGCTGCACGCCCGTAGCTACGAGAGATATCGGATACTTTCATGGAGCGAGTCTGGTTTCGCGAACCCGGCCGTATCGCCGGTGAGATTGGCGAGGTAGGTCATCTTTACGTGACCTGGGATCGTACTGATCTCAACAGGACGAAGACCGACCCAAAGGCGTTCGGCAACCTCCACTGGGGGCAGAGCTCCAAGTGGCAGGGCCTGGTTATCGGAGCCGGTAACGCTATCCACGTGGACGGCGAGCATGGCCTCGACGAACCTCGCGCCGTGTACCCGGTCTGGGAGTTCGGTGACAACTGGGAGATCCTCGAGGAGCTTGCCTCGAGTCCGATCGGGCAGGATGAGGAAGTCTGCTCTGATCCAGTGATTGATCAGGCTTATCGGCCTGTCTACGGCCAAGAGCACGTGATCGTCATCACCGGACTTCCCTCGTTTGGAACTGGCGTCGGCAAGTCGATCGTCCGTCGACTGGTCGAGTTCCAGAACGACTATCCCGAGTGCTGTGTCTTCATGGACGGGATGACCTCGTATAATGCACTGTTTGGGATGAACTTCCAGGCGTGCAACATCGACCCGCTGAATCTCGCCAAGAATGACGCCGTGATGCTCCCCTCCGGCCGACAGGCGAAGACACATTCTTTCCCGCAGCACTCGCAGTGGATTCACCTGCTCGGGTTCTCGCTGCCGGACCTGCGCGAGCAGGGTAAGCGCGTCAGATTCAACATTAAGTCAGCGCTCTGGGCTGCCGAGAACTATCAGAAGGACATCGCCTTCAAGACGCGGCAGCCATCCCAGCCTGTCGATCCTAACGCCTTGGTTCACGTCCCGGAGCAGACGATACTGAGCGTTGGCGTCGGCCAGGAGGGCGACAAGGTTAACTGCGACACCTGCTCCCTGCAGCTCAGCTGCAAGGTATACAGGGAGGGTTCCGTGTGTAATCTCCCGAAGAGCGAGGGCAAGAACCTCGCCAAGATGTTCGGCACTCGTGACGCAGATACGATCGTGGACGCCCTCGGCGTCCTGGTTGGCAAGCAGGCGGATCGAGTGCAGCGTGGAATGGCCCAGGAGGAGATCCTCGGGGAACTGGACCCGGAGGTCGGCAAGCAGCTGAACTCCACGATTGATAACGGGATCAAACTTGCGAAACTCATCGACCCATCGCGGGCCGGGGGCGCCAAGGTTCAGGTTAACGTCGGGCAAGGGTCGGCGGCGGAAATCAAGCTGGCTAACCCGCAAGTTGTCATGGGTCAGGTCATTCGTGAGATCCAGCAGCAGACAGGAATCCCGGCATCGCAGATCACGCCAGACATGATCGCTAACCAGCTGCGGATGATGGCTGGCGGGCAGGACGTCGTGGCGGGAGAGATCATGCCATGAGTAACCCGATGTTCAGTTACGACGACATCAAGAGGAACCTGGAGTTTATCCAGAAGTACCCTTGGTTCGCCGAGCGGCCCGCCAGTATCATGGAGTTCCTCGGGCCTCAGTATCTGAACATCGAAAAGGGTGTGCGACCTGGCATCAAGGAAGAGCTACTGACGATCTTCGGCACAGAGCCGAACCCTAAGCGTGTCGCGCTGTTCGAAGAGGCGATGTTTACTGGCGCTATCGGCATCGGCAAGACGACCATGGCCTCGATCGTCATCCCTTACATGGTGCACCATACCTTGTGCTTAGAGGATCCCCAAGACTTCTACGAGCTCCTGCCGGGGTCTCGTATTGCCTTCATGCAGATGTCTACGTCGGACTCGCAGGCCAAAGAGACACTCTTCGGTGACATCAAGGCCCGCATTCAGTATTCGCCGTGGTTCATGCAAGGCTGGATGTACGACAAGGACTACAAGAACCAGCTGCGGTTCCCAAAGGAAGTCTGGGTCTTGCCTGGTAACAGTCAAGAAACGACTTTCGAGGGTTACAACATCCTCGGCGGTATCCTCGATGAGGCTGACTCACATAAGGTGACCGAGGAGAAGGACTACGCCGACCAGGGCTTTACGACGATCGACTCTCGTATTCGATCTCGCTTCCAGGATCGCGGCTTCCTGATGGTCGTCGGGCAGATGAAGAAGTCTGACGGCTTCGCTGCTCGCAAGTACAAGGACATGCAGAAGAAGGCGAAGGCCCACACCGTCAGGATGACGATCTGGGAGTCGCTGGGTTGGCAGAAGTTCACGCTGCCTGATGGTACTCGAGACAGCTTCTTCTACGACACGCACCGGAAGGTCGTCGTCCCGAAGGAGGCTGTGCCTCTTCTCAAGAACACCGAATACCTGATCGAGATCCCTCGCGTCTATCAGGATCCGTTTGAGAACGCGCCCGAGAAGGCGCTCCGGGACCTGGCTGGCATTCCGCCTGCGATTGATGATCCATTCATCTCGCTCGTGGACCGCATCACTGCTGCTCAAGATAAGTGGGTCGAGATCTTTGGACAAGAGACGCCGGTTGACCGTGGACTTTACCGTCCCCAGTTCCATGACTGGTTCACCGCCAAAGACGGACTTAAGCGCGCGCTTGCCATCGATACAGCTGTCTCCGATACTGGGGACGCCTTGGGTATGGCAATGGGCCACGTTCGGGAAGTCGTTGACATCGATGGAGAGCTCAAGCCCTTCATCGTCTACGACTTTCTCATGCGGATTAAGGCCGCCCCCGGCACTGAGATCATTCTCGCTGATGTCCGGCAGATCGTTTACCACCTCATCGATGACCTCAATTTCAAGATCAAGACGGTCACGATGGACGGCTTCCAGTCGACCGACACGCTCCAGCAGTTCCGCAAGAGGCGCATCAATGCCGACTACCTCTCGGTCGATCGCCAGAAGCTTCCGTACGAAGATCTCCGCGAGGCGATCTACGAGTTCCGATGCGCCTTCCCGCGCTACATGGTGAACCTTATCAAGGGCGACAATGACGCAACCAACATTGCCTTCAAGGAGCTTTCCGAACTCCAGGATACTGGTAAAAAGATCGACCACCCGCCTTCGGGTAGTAAAGACGTTGCAGATGCGATGGCGGCTGTTGCGTACATGCTAATGGGTGACAGGAGCTTCCGGAAGGGAGTAACGTCCATATCGTTCGCGCAACCAGACGAACAATCTCAACCAGTTGGCGCAGCTGGTCCGGGCGGTAACCTTCTGCATCCAGCCCTCGGTGGCTTCGGTAGCTTGACAGCTCCCGTCCCTCCATCGGCAGAGCTTGTCGGTTTCTTCCCTCTCCCGAAGCGCTAAGAAGGGAACAGAGGTGGGTATCGAGGTCTTCGGTAAGAATAACCAGCCTCTCGGGAACAGTGACAACCTGTTCAGGAAGGCTAAGCCGCCCACCATGGGCGAGAAGTACGGCAACTGGTCAGGTGACAATCACCTGATCACGAACTTCCCCGGAGGCGGCGCTCTCGTTTTCAACCTGGATCGCCTGACGCTCCAGGACTTTCGGTCAATGCGCGATCACTACCAGATCAACGCGTCGCTGTCGGTACTCACGTTCATGCTGCACCAGCTGGACTGGCATCTCGAGTCTGAAGAGAAGAAGATCGCTTCGACCTGCGAGGACATCCTCCGTGACGTCTGGACGCGGCTGGTTCGCGCCAAGTCGCAGGCATTCTGGGCGGGGCGCTCGCCCAACGTTCTTCAGTGGGAGAACAACGCGATCAAGGGGCGCGTTGACCTCACGAAGATCAAGGACCTTTACCCAGAGGACTGCACGGTCAACTGGAAGAAAGTCGAGGGTGCGAAGAGCTCTGGAGGTGCAACTCAATGGATCAAGATCTACGACGGGATTCGCCAGGTCGGCTGGACGGACCCGATCCCCGTCAAGGCGACGTACTGGTACCCGCTCCTGATGGAAAACGGGAACTACTACGGCAAGAAGATCCTTCGATCTGCGTTCGTGCCGTGGTTCTTCTCGAACCTGATGCACCTGTACTCCAATAGGTACTACGAGCGCTTCGGTGAGCCTCTCCCGGTCGGTCGTGCCCCCTTTGACGAGGAGGTGGACATCGACGGCAAGAAGGTTCGCGGTAACATCATGATGGGGAATATTCTCCAGCAGATCCGCAACCGGGCCGCCGTCGTTCTGCCGAACCAGAAGACGCAGGTCGGCCTCAACGACTCGAACCCTGACTTTGACTACCAACTCGAGTACCTCGAGTCCCAGATGCGTGGCGTCGACTTTGACCGCTACATCACGCGCCTGGATGAGGAGATCACGCTTGGCCTGTTCACGCCGCTCCTGGTGACTCGCACCGCTGAC